CAAGTATGTTAGGCAGAATATAGCAGCCATAGCTAACAAGTTTCATTGGATTGTAAAAGCTATGCAGTTAAAGACAGACCCGTCTGTGCTAAAGACTATTGACACACTTAGGTATGACGAGGTGCTTAGGCTGATGATGAGTTTAGAAAGAGAGCAGCAGGATGAACTTGAATTAATCATTAAAAAGTTTGTAGATGGTTTGGCTAAAGTGTAAAAACTGCAAGAAGCTATTTACCCAGACTATTTACAAGGGTAAAAAATCTATTCCTTTATGCCCACATTGCGGAACAAAAAACTAATTTTATGTACACAGAGGACAGTATTGGAGACGGAAAGAGAGACTACCTGCATGATTTCTTAGAGAGAACTACCTATGATGATGAAAGAAAGCGAACTTTACACTTTATAATAGATGAATTAAGGCATACCCATCAGTATGAATACGTTATTAAAAAGCTGGAAATGAACGAAATACAAGACAAGGACAGGATTTCTCTTGGACTAAACTACTCCCAATCAGACATTAAAAAAAGATTAAAATGAGTGACATAACGAAATGTGAAGGCTTGTTTTGCCCAGTAAAAGAAAGCTGCTATAGGTTTACGGCAGAGCCAAACGAGTACAGACAAGCATACTTTTCTACACCTCCCTTTGAAAATAGTACATGCAAGATGTACTGGGGAGAACATTCTGAAGACATATTTAATCAGCTAAAAGACATAGTAAATGGTGATAGTGACGCATAGTATTACGGAGTATATAGAAAAGAATCAGCAGAGGAAACACGCAAGATGGAAGATTGCTGATGGTGAATGGAGTTTTGAGGTTGTTAATGGGGCATGGGGAGGGGTTGAGTTATTTGACGAAGTATACCCAGTATATGAGTACCAGAAGTTCAATGACAAGGGCACTAACCCAGATGGAACTAAAATAAAGTAAAATATGAGCAACAAACTACTTAGCCTTTCACACATGATTAACAAACTACTTTGTCGTTTATTTGGACACAAATGGAGGATTTCTTGGATTCATGGCGCATCAGCAATAGGAAAGTGTAGGAGGTGTGGAGGGCATAAGCACGCACTTATAAACGAGTTCCTATGAGAGTTCTGCAGATTGTGTACTTCTTTGTCGTTGGCATACCAGCCTTTATTTTCGCATATTTGGTAATAAACTTGGCAGGTTTTATGCGCAGGATACTCGACATCTAAAAACAATTTCTGTATAGTTTTTTGGTTTATTACAAATTTTACTACCTTTGAATTGGAGCGGCTCATTCTCCATTAAGAATTTTTTTGCCCGAAGACGAGCAGGTAATGAGCCTACCTGCAAATCCGAGGGCATTTTTATTTTATGAAAGAAAGTTTAATAAAAAGAACCAAGAGGGTTAAAAACTTCACCCATCTTGGAAATGAAATCTTTGCAAGCAATTTAAGTGCAGAATCTTTAGGAGTTTTATGCTACGTACTTCACCTTCCAGACGATTGGATTGTCAGAAAAAAACAGCTGATGTCTCATTTTGGAATGGGTAGAGACAAGGTTAATAATATTTTTAAAGAACTAAAAGAGGCTGGGTATATTGCTGAAGTTATAAAGATTAGGGGTAATGGAGGTAAGTTTGACGGGGTTAATTATATAGTGTACGACAGTCCATTTGACCGCAATACTGAAAAACCGTATAGCGGTAAACCAGTAACTGGTGAACCGTGTACTGGAAACCAGTATACTGGTGAACCGCACAACGGTGAAACAACACCTACTAAGAACTATATTAACAAAGAACTAATTATACCAATTACTAACTTACCAAAAACTAATATTAATGTAGGCACGCCAGAATTTGATAAATTATCAGCCTATGAGAAGGATGCAATAGACGCTTTATGGTTTATGCACCATGCTTATAAAGATTACTAGTAACATATTTATACTATTATTTGTAACTTGCATTAACACATAAACAACATGAGAACATTTGATGATGATTCGTTAGAGAAAAGATTCACCGCTGCTAAAGAAATGCACGGAGCCGTACAGAAGGTAATAGCAAACAAGGTAGACTTTACCAATCCAATGTCAGTACTTCAGCAATTAGGAGAAATAAACAACATAGCAGCTACAGCTGCTGAATGTGAAGCAATGCTTGAGTTTCTTAATGACAAACTTGCTATGAAGAAGTTAGCAGTGCTAGACATGGAAACAAGAGGTGCAGCGGAGAAGAGAATAATCCTTAACAATGAAATAGGTAGTACAAACTTCTATTTAACGCTGATTAGATTGCTTACAAAGGAGGCTCATCACACTAGTAGCAGGCTTATAACGGCATTAAGTTATTTAAAACAAGAAATGAAACATTTATAATATGGAAGAAATATTTTTACCAATAAAAGGATTTGAGGAATACTACGAAATAAGCAATCTAGGTAGAGTTAAATCAAATTATAAATGGAATAATAAAGTTAAAGGATTTCTTTCTCCCGTTGTAATGAAAATAGGGTACTATATGGTTGCCCTAAGTAAAGATAATAAGCCAAAAAAGTGCTACATACATAGACTTGTTGCCGAACATTTTATAGACAACCCAAATGAATATAAAATTGTTGACCATATAAATGGCAATAAATTAGATAATTCAATAAACAATCTTAGGTGGTGCACAAAAAGGCAGAACGAAACATTCAGAAATTCAAAAAAATCAGAATACTCTTCTAAATATGTAGGAATATGTTACGATAAATATTGGAATAAATATAAAGCATCAACAAGGTTAAATAATAAAACATATAATATTGGAACTTATAAAACAGAAGAAGAAGCCTATAATGCATATAAAAAATTTATTAAAAACCATGAAGAACTTAGTAAGTCACTTGCCCATCTACTATTGTAGCGACAGATTGAGGACTGCATTAAGCTACCTTAAAACAGAAATGAATCAGCTATAATATGTAAAGTATGATTTGCGTAAAATGTAAAGTAGACAAAGAGGCAAAGTGTTTTACAAGGTGCAGGAAGAAAGTTAATGGACTTAATTCATACTGCAAAGAATGTGTAAATAGTTATAAAAAAGTAAAGGCAATAGAAAAGAAAAAAGACAAAGATTTATACGGATTTTAAAACAAAAACAATGGAAAAGAAAATCTACTGCGGAAGCGGAAAGAAAAAGTCAGAGACATGGTTACAGGTAACGCTGAATCCAGAAAAGTTCAGCGAGTACATCCAAGAATTTAATGGTAACAAGTTTATTAAGCTGAATATTAATGTACTTCCGCAGCCAGACAAATACGGTAAAACCCTTTCAGTTTCAATCGATACATGGAAGCCAGACGGGAGTAAGCAAGCTGAACCAAAGACTCAAAGCTATGCAAGCAATAATCAGCAAGTTAACAACAATGATGGGTTTGATTTACCATTTTAGCATTTCTAATTTACCCTTCTGATGAAATACTCTAGTAGCTTTACATACGACTTAAAGGTTGGAGAACAGGCAGAGGACTGGGCAAAGCAGTTGCTTGGTGTTGACGGAAAAGTTGAAGTAAAAACTGATTCCATGGCACATTCTACTGGTAATGCATTTATTGAAGTGTATTCTAGGGGAAAGTTGTCTGGAATCAGCACTACTACTGCTGACTATTGGCTGTACAGAATAGAGGCAAACGGTACTGCTGTTTTAATAAAAACAGAAAGGCTGAAGACTCTTGTAAAGAAATACCATGCTATTAATGGATTTAAGGAAGGAGGAGATGAAAATACTTCAAAAGGAGTACTTGTACCTATAATAGAATTTTTATATGGCGATTGAGTTGATTTATGGATTAAGTGCAACATTCCCGCAATGCCCTCCTGCGTCTACAATAGACGGGTATGGCAAGAAGGAGAAAGAGCAGCGTTTCAGAAGAGTTGAAATACCAGAGTCATTTGATGATTTAGAGTATGACGAAGATGGAAATCCTATATACGAAGAAAGCCATATAGAGTTCATTAAAAGAGAATGGGACAGGGTTACTAATGGGTATTGGTTCTTTAACAAAGGAACACCTACCTACATAACTGGAGACTACTACTTCTACCTTAACTTCTGGAGTTTGGAGAGTGGCAGCAATCCAGAATACAGAGAAGCTGACAGAAAGTTCTTCTTGTTCTATAACGAATGTTTGAACGACCCGAATATTCTAGGAATTATAAGGGTAAAAAAAAGAAGGGAAGGTGCTACTTCTCAAGCATCATGTATTATAACAAAGGCTGCAACTGCTGCTGAAAACGTTAGGTGTGGAATCATCAGCAAGACTGGTAAAGATTCTGAAGATTTATTTCAGAACATGGTAGTGTATGGTTTTAGAGCAATGCCATCATTTCTTCAGCCAAGAACGGATGGTTCTGAAGACCCGAAAAAGAAACTAACCTTTGTTAAGCCAAGTAAGAAGAAGTCTGTAAAGAAGGGATTGTTTAACCGAAGAGAAGGGCTTAATTCATTTATTGAATGGCGTAACACAGCGCTGAACTCTTTTGATTCTGGTAGATGGAGTAGGCTAATCATCGATGAATCTAGCAAATGGCCAACAGAAATACCTATTCAAGACTATTGGAACATTGCAAAGAAAACGCTGACAGAAGGTGCTAAGAAGGTAGGATTCTCGCTGATGATTTCAACAGTTAATCCACCTAACTCTGGAGGGCAGGAATTTAAAAAACTATGGGACGATTCAGACCAGTTTAGGTACGGAAGAAACACCCCAAGCAGACTTGTTAGGTATTTTCTACCAGCAAATGAAGGTTATGCAGGATTTATAGATGATTGGGGATTCTCTAAATCGGAAGAAGCTAAAGAGCATATACTTGAGGAAAGGAAGCGTTCAAAGCAAGACCAAGACATTAGAGACTACCCTCTCAGCGAAATAGAAGCCTTCAAGTTTAATGATGTTGATTGCCATTTTAACCTTGATAACATAGAAAAACAAGAGTACTTTATAAAAGAGAATAGCATACCACTAAGAAAAGGAAGGCTTTATATTGACGGAGAGAATAAAGTGCAATTTTCAGATGATTCAGCTGGTAGTTGGGTTATATACAAGCTACCTAAAAACCCTAATAACTTCATAATAAAGAATGGAGTAATGTACCCCGGCGCTTCTGCTACTTACGGAGCAGGATGCGACCCGTTTAGGCACAACATAGTTTCCGGAGATGGTTCAATGGCATCAGCGTGGTGGGGAGAAAAGCTTGACATAACCAATGAGGATGACACAGGACTTCCAGTTGCTTGGTATTATGGCAGGCCTAAGATGAAAGACTTACTCTGGAAAGAGATGCTGATGGGGGCAATGTACTTTGGTTGTCCAGTAACTATTGAGAAGGATGCAGGAGATGACTACTACCCATACTTTCAGAAAGGAAACGTAATGGAGGTTAACTGCCTTCCAATGCTCGGAAAGAAACCAGACGCAGTAATTAACCCAGACAGAAAAGCAAAGACTAACTTTTTGGACAGGGGAGTTGCATCAGCTGATGCGTTTGCGTTAAGTCGTCAGCTTGAGTACTGTATAAGCTATGTTGAGCACCATTGCCATAAAATATACTACCCAGAACTTCTGGAGGAATTAAAGAGGTATAGGCATGACAATAGGACTAAGTTTGACACAGTAGTAAGCTTTATGATTATGCTGCTGACTATGACTGGGCAGAATAAGGCTAATGCTGTGGCTAAAAGGAAGCAACCAATGATTGAATCCTATTCAGCTGACATCTTTAAGTGGGTTTGATGGAATCTTGCCAATACGTACAAGTATTGCAACCTTTCTCCATTTTTCAGCAAGCTTGTAGTACTTTTCAGTCATCTTGTTAGCTTCCTCTTCTTGCTTGTCTTTAGTTAGTTGGTAGAATTTCTCTGGCAGATTCATAGTTCTCTGTTTGGGAACAGCAAACTTACTGAAAAATATAAGACAATGTGGAAACCCTACCATGGATGGGGTGGTGTATGAATGCATCTACTCCTTTAGGTGCATGCTGAAATCCAGCGCGATGATGCCAGCTGTCAGCCCCGGAAGGACTACGCATTGACTCCACGTTTACTGACATATAATCCTTAGACTTCTTATGGTGAATGTGATGGGTGTAAAAGTAGCGATGCCTTGCATCTGTCCAGTCCTTGCTTTCGTGTGCCATCAGCAACGCCAAGTCTGATTCCTTTGCCCCGTCGCCATGCGTTGTCCCTATTAGGTTATTATAGTATTTAAAGTACTTCCTATGTGCTGGGCCTATGTCAAATGTAACGTCTTTGTTATTTACAAACCAAGACTCAATAACCTGCGCCAAATAGAATCCAGAAGTCATGTCATGATTTGACGGGTTGTATATTACATGGGTTGGGGCCACTTGAACTAGTAGTTCTATGCATTCAACAAGAAGCTTTTGTGCCATCTTAAACGCATCGTACCACATCATTGAAACGTCTTGGCTAGTTCCTGCTGTTGTGGTATTCTTATTGCCGTCTACATGCAATATGTCGTTGCCTATTACAATCAGCACCTTGTTTATAGAGTACCCACTAGAACGCGAAATAAGGCCTATTACAGCCTCTTTTACTCTGGAGAAAGCTATGTCATGGTTATACTCTTCTCCTGTCTCTACAGCCTTCGCAAGCTTGTTTATGTGGATGTCAGCAGGGTCTATTACAAGCAGATGGTAGTCGCTGCTAGTTTTGTAGTCTATTTTGGGGTACTTTGGGGCATGTTTAACCATCTCCCTTAGTATACCAGCCAGTACATCATCCAGATTTACGTTATTTTTAACGTTTAAAGAGAATTTTTCACTCTTATACCAATAGTAATTTACGCTGTCAACAGGTATTCCGTTAACCCTACACTCTTCTAATAGTGCTTCGTGCTCTTTTTTCTTTTCCCTATATTCAGTAAGAATGGCTGCCTCATCGCTGCTAAGTCTTGGCCTAAATTTATTAATCATCGGAATAGATTGAAGATGCTAAAATATATAGGTCAGTTACTTTTTTTACAAACACCTTGCTTGGCCTTGTATTCTCTAAGTCCCAGTCATCAATCATTGACAGCCAGAAAGCTAAAACAACATCATCAACATCTTCACATATAAAAAACCCCTCCTTAGACATTCCGCCAATAAATATTCCATGCTCTATTACATAGTCCTCAATTTCAGCAACCATGTCAACGGTTTTGCCGCTCTTGTAGTAATTAGTATTGAGTATAGTATATATGCTGCGCTTTACGCAGGTGTTATACGGAGATTCACGTATGGTTTTTTCTATTGTCAAGTAAGGGATTCGTTGAATAATTTGAATTTAGACAGGCGGTCTAGCAAACCATGGGTACCTCCATTTACTCGTTTGGTAACTGCTGTAACAACATCGTCAGTTGCGCCTTTGTCACAAATAGTCCAAAGATTGTTCTTGTCAAAAAACCAAGAAGCGCTGACAAGTGGGTACTTGTCTGAAACCAAGTCTGGGTTAGCGACACAATCCTCTCCAATGAAGTTAGAGAAAGCTTTGTAGTTGTCTTTTCCAGTCAGCTGAATATAACCTCTTCCTCTAAACTTAAATCCATCTCCAGAAGCCTCGTCTCCGTTACCCATCCTTAAAGCATAAACTCTATTTGCAATCTTCTCTGGATTACGTGCATACTTGTCTGCTGTAGCCTTGTCTTTAAAATACTTAGGAAACACCTTCAATAAGCTATCAGCTGAATAGTTTAGGTTTTCCTTTAAGAACTTGAAGTTCCCAGACTCATGTGCGGCCTGTGCTAAGAAGTGCGCAAGCCTCAGAGGATTTGTTATGTTAAATTTCTCTACAATAGACTCAACTTCAGCCATTACGGGCACTGGAACCTTTGTTGAAAGTGTTGCTAGTTTCATATTTATTTAATTTTAAAGTCTTTGTTTATGCCAATAGAGTATGATGTAGCCATGCTGCCAAAAGCGCTTTGTGCGCCATAGCTTAATACAAACGAGTAGCTTTTACTTATAGGAACAGTATAGTTTATGTCATACTCCATTGTTATGTCCTTGTGTTTGTAAAAGTAACCAATTGCCGCAGTTGCGCTAAAACTTCCATAAACAGGGAGTGTAACCATAACCTCTTGGTAGAAGTCCTTGCTGTCAAATGTCCACCATCCACTATTAATACCTATTGCAGCATCTCCAAAATACCTTCCAACCTCAACAGTACCACCAAATAAGTTCTTAGTGTCACTAAGTGGAGTGTTAAATGCTATGTTAGGCGCTGCCATTACATAATACTGTGCACTAGACTTGCTACAGATAAGCATTAATATTACAATCAATATTCTCATTTCTTCTTCTTTTTAACTGGCGATTTCTTTACAGCCTTCTTTATAGTTCTCTTTACTGGCTGTTTAACGTTTGATGCTCTGTTCTTAAACAAGTCATATATTATAGAACCTAATAGTGCAATAGCTAATGCTATTGCGCCAATCATGAAGTTAGAAAACTTGTCCAACAAGCTTATCATTCCCTTCGTGTCTCTTGCTCCTATGGTTGTCTGTATATCTATGAGGTCGTTTACATATTCTAATACTGGATATATCTTGGCATCCATCTGCCTAGCCTCTTCGTCCGTAATCAACCCATCAGCTGAAATACTCTCAAAGTATGCGTCTGCTGTGTCTATAAACATTTGAGCCTTGTCGCTAACCTCCTTCTCATCTGGAGTTTGATATGTCTTTAGGTAAGCTGCCCACATGGTGTCGGTTATATCCTTCTCCTTCTGTATGGCAACCAAGTCTATTTTACCACCTTTTATTACCTTTATCTGGTCTTGTATTGTAGAGCCGTAGTAATCAAACTTCCTGCTTAAATATGGCTGCGGAACTAACCTGTCTTCGTAAACACTTATTGCAGTCTTCTTTATTGTGTACTCTACGTACTTTCCGAATCCAGAAACAGCTAATATTATAGCCGTAAGGATTATTAGTAAAATATTTTTCATCGTTTGCGTTTTTTCGGTGGTTCTTTTTTTATAAATGACATAGGATTTTCAGCAAATTGTCCGCTTATTTTAAGTACGCCATTTATAATTTCTGGACTATTTAAACCAACCAATCCGTAGGCTACGGCCTTATACATGGAATCCATCTCAAACTGCTCCATCACAAACCATGCAATAAGCGAGGCAATCATTGAGCTAATCATCTTCTTCACTATGTCAGACGCAGATTGCTGCTCATTTGTTGTAACAAGTCTAGCCACCATACCAGCAGCTCCTATGAGCAATACAACCCATCCTCCACCCAAAAAGCTAGATAAAAAGTTCTCCAATTGGTGCTATTTTTCGGCAGACTCATCTTCCTTTTTCTTAAATATTGTCTGCGCAGCCGAAATACCAAGAGAGCCAATTGCTACAGCTGTAACACACTCAACAAGAATAGTAGAAGGCGCAATATGCTCTTCGCTAAAGCTATTCCAAAGTAGGGTTACACACAGAAAAACTGTTGCCATAATACCAGCAAATCTCTTGCTGCTAATCTTTCCATCTTCCGCCAATAAGCTCCAAATAAAGTTCTTTATCATTTCTTTTTGTTTTTGTTTGCAAAATTTCTAGCTGCATCTACACTACCAAATCCCCAAGCTTTCAATGCTAAGGCTTTTCTGGTAGGCTCGCCATTAGGTTTTTCCATAGGGCCTTTCATGCCGGCAAACCTAGCAGCAAAAGAAACCCTTCTTGGGTTAGTTCCTTCTTTTACGGGCGCTTTTAGGTTAGCGCCTTCGGTCCTCTTGAAGTATGCCCTGCCAGCAGCAGTTAGTCCTCCTTCTGGATTTTTGTGTTCTTTTCTCATTGTGTAATCTCCTCTACGTTTAAATAGCAATCGTTTAATATATTTGCCATCTCGGTAGCAACTAAATCTAGCGCATCATGAGAATCAACATCTTTTGATTCAATAATACGCCTAACGCTCCTAAGCATGTTATACTGAATCTCAAATAACGCTGAAGCCATCTTGTCGGCATTGACAGCTCTGGTATAAGATGCCAAATCCTCTGAATTTAAGAGGTTGTATTCAAGTATTGCCTTACTCATAACTTCATTAATATGTTAAACTTGTAATTAATCTTGCTGTCAAATACGCCAGCGCCTACTCCAAGCAAAGTATTTTTCTTTGTCTTTAGGAATAAATGCGCACTAACCTCGCTGATGTTGTACCCATAAACCCCTGCACCAACTCCTGCAAACACCTGTACCTTAGGCCTTTCTTTTACTATTTGGGTATTAGTTATAACCGGAACTAACAAATCAGCGTAGTAAGAACGCCCCAAAACCTTGTTAAATTGTACTGTGTCTCTTATTATAAACTTCCCGTATTCAATAGCAAAAGTGTCTGTAAATACGTTTTTAGCGTAAAAGTTTAAAAGAATCGCTGCCGTGTCAACATCAGCAGGAACTTCTACCAGTATTGTAGTGTCGTGGTAAATGTCTTCGCCTTTAATATACTTCTTTTCAGTCTTGGTAATGTACTCTGTGTCGGACTTAGATGCTATTACTTCGTATTTCTTGCCGTCAACCTTAACTATTTTTTGAATAGCTGGCTGCGGAAAGCAACCTCTAAAATAAAACGCAGCAAGTGCGCCTAAAAGAAAGGCGAAAATGCTGCGTGAGTTTTGTATGATTAATTTCACTTCTTCAGATTGAGGTAAGCTTTTAAAAAGAAATCTAAGGCTATTCCAAGGCTGACAATAGCTGCCACCCCGTAGAGTATTTTGTTTTTAAACTCTTTTAATTCCTGCAACTCCTTTTCAAACTTTTCCAATCTGTTGACTAAGCCGTCAGACTTAAGGATTTTGTTTCCAACTAAAGCGTCAATAACTGTAGAAAGTTTAGCATCTATTAAGTCAATTTTGACTTCTAATTCATCTAGCCTTTCTTCCATTTACCTAACTTTAGTTGCAAATCCATTAATCAAATTTTAACAAGCTGAAAAGAGTGTTATATACTTCTTCTGTTTCAATGCTACCCAAGTCGTCAATAGAAAGCTGCTTATACTCAATCTCCCTTTCCTCATTTAGCAGCGCTTCAAATTC